GCTCCCACGAAACAAACGCCTTGTTTTCTCTGCGCTCATATGAGTTCACGCTATCACAAGCCATCTCACGTGCCAAACGGTCAGTTTTCAAACACTGATTTTGTTTGGTACAAAGCGACTCCAACTGTCCCCCGTCACGAGTGGGTTTCAGTGTCCTATTTGCTTTACAAGCATCTCATCTTTGCACGTCGTAGGTACGAGCTGAATACGGATTACATCTATATTCGGTTCGATACTTCTACCGGGCTGCATTACGATTGTTACGAAGAACCTGCCACCGCTCTTTGTGACTTCGAAGCAGACGACTCGGTAGAGGCATTTGCTCGTGGAGGATCGAAACCAGGGCTTTACTTACGAGGTGCATCATGGACGAAGGAACATGCAAAGACGACGCTGACCCGAGAGGTCGACCCGACGATCCACAAGGCACGTTACGCCCGTCAGGTCGCCAAGAGCGACGCTCCAGCCCGAAAGCGCCGGCCGCGGAGTCACGGTCGGAAGGATCTGGTACCGGAGCGTTGGGACGAGGGGTACGTCCCCCCCGAGGGGGAGACGTGGGACGCGATGCAGCAGCGCCTGTCGCGCCCAGTGGAGGAAGCCACGCCAGCACCACTCGAACCAGTCCCTGTAATAGTGCGGGATCTGGTATTCGAGGGGGGCGCGGCGCGGCAAGAAGCAGAGGACGAGGCGTTGGAGGAGAAGGACGTGGCTCCTCCGGTTGTGACACCAATGGTGTTAAGCCTGGGGCGGGTGTTCAGCCCGTTCCCAGTGCCGAAACAGTTGGTGTCGATGCGATACCTCGCGGAGTTAGCGGGGGTCGCGAAGCCCGCGGCGGGCGTGGGGGCGGGAGAGCTCGGGGACGAGGTCGTGGCCGAGGCCACGGCGTTGGCCTTGGCCCTCCCCCCCCTAGTGGAGCCGCCGCGGTCACACGGTGCATCGAGCTCGCCACTGCCTTCGCCGAAGGTTTGCGAAACATCGGCGGAGGCGGAGGACGAGGACTTCGAAGTAACCCTGCAGGAGTTCGCGAAGTTGGCGATCAGTCTCGGGCGGATGCGAAGGGCCGCCGAGTCGCCGACTTGGCACCACGGTCAGACTGGGGTCGTGGCCCAGTCGGCGGTGCCGGAGTGCGAAGCGGGGATGTTGGACACAGAGGATCTGCTCGACAAGGGGGTGGTGGTGGTCTCGGAGGGCCACTTGCCAGCCGACAAGCTCCAGATAGTCCAGAAGACCTTCCAACTCCACCGACCGCACCTGTACGAGGAGGACGACCTGCCTCGTCGAGTGCGGCCGCGGGAGCCCGATCGGTCGACGAATCCCTCCCCAACGGTGTGGTTTTTGGACCCGACGAAGGAGGAGGTGCAACTGGACCCGCCAGTGGGGCCCGGGGCGCGTGCGTTGAAGCGGGAGCTCAAGGCATTCCTGAAGAGGAACCCCTATGTGAAGCCGGACCTGCCGGCAGAGGAGGTCGAAGCCGCCCGTCGAGGGATGAACGACTTCTCTTCCGTCAGGGACTCGGCGTCCGCTCAGCAGTGGCAGCGCAAAGACAAGCTGCGGAACGTCGAAGAGGTGTTCGATCTGTTGGAAGCGCAAGCACGCGGGGAGGTGACGATAGTGACGGTTCGACGACTGTTACGAGTGTCGGGTCTTCCTCGCGTTCTGCGACGGTGGGCGTGGATGCATTCGGTCATGGTGCTTCCGCCGATCGAGCGCTGTTATCCACCCTCAGCAGCTTTGGAAGTGCGGCAGCGGATGCAGACGTTTTTGTGTTCCATGATATCGGAGGGCACCATGATGGAGTGGTTCGCGCAATGCGACTCGCCGCCAAACTCGGGCCGCAGTGGCGGTTCCATGTGAATGCTAGGAATAGCTCGCGCCGCGTCACCTTCCGTGGGGAGATTGCCACGATTGGTGACACGGTCACAGCTTGCACTCACGAATTGGCGGCGTGTGATTGTCTTTCAGGCATAGAAAACAGTCCAAGGGTGGTATATTGTTGCAACAACACTGCGTTGCCGGCATCGTATATGCAAACCGTCCCAGAGAACTGTTTGTTCTTCTTGCAAGTGTATCGCACCGATTCTCGAGAGGTGGAAGGCACGATTGATTTGGACGGGTATGGTTCTGTCGGGTTTACTCGTTCCGAGGATATCGTCACCTTCTCGCCGGGGTCGATGTTGTACGCGAGTTGGAGGCATTCAGATTTGGAGATGAGCTTGTATCGTGGTGCCAAACTTCCAGTGGGTGACCACTTACTCGACGTACACCGTGTGGAGGTGGATGATCGAGAACCTTGGATTGTTGCCTGTGGATATTTGGATCCTGAACAACCTATGGTCAGTTTGACTACAGCTGAGTTGGCGCGGATTGATGCAATTTTGACGGGAGGGCTCGGGACGTCTCCTTCTGCTGAAGAATACCTTCGGACAGTTCGGGCTGTGTCGGCCTATTTGTCGTCCGTTGGGAAATCTTTGGCCCTCCCTGGTGTGCATCGAATTGTTGAACGACGGTTGCGTGTGATTCAACCAGTTCGGTCTCGTGCCGCTCGTGCGGCGGTTCGCGCCAGTGTTGCATCTACGACTGATTACACTGAGGCCCTGACTTGGGCGGTTAGTGCCTTGGTGTCGATTTGTTTGTTTCTGATCATGGCTATGTTCCGGGCCCCGTCTTGGTTGCGCGGTATACTTCTCGTGGTGCTTGGTGCACCGGTGTTGGTGATAGTCGCCGCAATTGCGGTCATAGCCACACGTGTTGGACCTGGTTTGTTGTGGCGCGTAGCGCGTACCTGGATGCTATCACATCGACCGGATGTTGGTGGTGTCCGAGGTTGGCTTGCGTCGCACGTCCCGGGTTTGGCTTGGTGTGGGTGACAACAATTGGTGGATCCAGATGATGTGATTATCAATGAAGGAATACACCCCATTCCTACACCCCTGGCAACTACATGCCTGGGATATCCTCTGGTTCCACCGGCGCGACGACATAAGATTACCTCGCGGCCGCCCCGCACGTGTGATCGACCGAAGGGTGTCGGTGCGACTTGTGTGGGGCCCGTAGCGGGGGTTGCTTGGGTACCGAATCGTTGTGCGTGCAATGCCGAACACGCTTTGAGTCTGCGTCATGGTGTTGAACCGCCTGTTGTGACCGCTGAATGGTCACATGCCCTATTGTGGGTTGATCGGGCCATATCCGCCTGCCCTTGGTTAGAGCAATCTGTGTTCTGTAATTTCCAAGAATGGTTGGCGAAGTGGCCTCAATCGAAGCAGGCGGCGATTGTAAGATCCATTGACACAGAGGCAGTGATGCCAGGACACGTGAAATCTATGTTGAAACGTGAGGTGTCGAATAAGAGACCCCGTCGTTTTCGTCTTATCCACTACTATCGAACTCTTCGAACGCAAGCGGAGTACGCCCCAACTTTTGTAGCTCTCCAGAAAGGGTTGTTCTCTTGGGCCAATTCTGATAAGGGGAGGAAAGTGAACGTTACGTTTGCGTCCGGATTGTCTAGTGGTGGTATTGCCGATTGGATGGATTCTGTCGAAAAACGGTTTCCAGCCGGTTGGTTTTACGAACGTGACGGGGAATCTTGGGACGCCACGATGCAACGGTTTCACCACGATTTGAAGATGCGGCTGTATGAAGCTGTAGATGTGGATTTTGCCGCATTTGTAGAGCGTGGTTTCAAAGTCAAGTCGAGCTATTATTTCCCTGATGGTGTGCTACGGTATTGCCTTGATGGCACTGTAAAATCCGGCCACAATGATACCACGTTG